ATTTCCCACCCGTGTGCTCCCCTGACGGTCTCCATCTCGTATGTCGCGAACTCACTGGACAGCGGAAGGAACGCCACCGGGGTTTCGTCCTCCCCCTCGCCGCCGATGAATTCGCAGAATGACGTGCGGACCGTCTCGTAGCCCTGTGGCGAAAGGGCGGATGCGTAATACCTATGTTCGCGCTGCCCGACGCAGAAATGACGGCCGTCGAGCTGGACCCATGTGTTGTGGCGGTCTACCTCGAAGGGGTATATCCTGTAGGTCTCAAAGAAGCCTGGGGCAAAGATTCCGTAGAGGCTTATGCTCCCGTTCTCCAGCCATTCCCCGTTGCCCCCTGCGTCAATCATCACCGTCGTGTTTGATGCGAAATCGACGTTGACGGTTCGGGCCGTGCTGTCACCGGCGCCGGGCTCCGAAATGAACTGTGCGAACTCATCCATGTACCTGTTGATGTCATAGTCCGAGATGCCTTCCCTTTGCTGTATCTGCTCTAGCTGCTGGCGCAGAAAAATGGGATAGTCCGATCCCGTAAGGATGCTCCTGACCGACGAATCCGCCGTGAACGGCGAGAATGTCCAGCAGTTGATCTGGTTGCTTCTGTATGTTTCGGCCGAGCTGTACCCCTGAAACGCCTCCGACGGCACAATGATGTCGCCATCATGGCACGTGCAAAGCGGATGGCATCTGTGAGCCCCGTCCCATTCCTTTTCGATGTAGAAGTACCCGATCGGCTTCCCGTCGAACTTCACGACCCACGTGCGCTTGGGCAGGTGCAGGGCGCACAGCCCCCTCATGGCGGCGTCACCAACCGTTTCATCGCGTCCGAGCAGACCGCTTTCGCCTCCGCCGTCCGCGTCTTTCCGACGAAGGACGGTGAACCTCCTGTCATCGCAGTACCTGCCCCATCCGCTTGGCATGATCGCTTCCATCACGCACCTCCTGGACAAGTCAGAACTTTCACGCTCGTCACCGCGTCCTTCTCCCTGATCCTATTTACGTCGTCGGATTCGGAGCCAAGCTCGCTTGCGGCGCCGAAGAGGAATTCCGTGATCTGGTCGTTTCCGTTCTTGACAGGGCGCACCTCCCACTTGCCGCCGCCAGCGCCGGCGCCCGCAATGAACGAGAACGCGACCTCGCGCCACTCTTCGGAGCAACCCACGACGCGTCCGGCCGCAGAGTAGTACAGGAGCCGGAAATACTTGTACACGGTGATTAGTCCGTCAACGTTGTCCTTATCCGCGCGCTCGTCCGTCTGGACGCGGATTGACCACGCGGTGCCGTCCGGCCTGTCCTTCTTAGCGTCGCTCGCGTCGAAGGACTGCGAGTCGTCTCCAACGGAACGGCCCACCACTGAGCCGCGCGTAGGCGGGTCGATCTCGTCGAGCGAGAAGAAACCCTTGCTGCCGTCCTTCGCTCCGTAGACCCTCGTGCCGGGCACGAGCGGGTTCAGCTCCTCTCCGCGCAGGCACAGCGCGCCCTCCGGCGACCGCACCACGGAGCCGCCGGCCATGACGCGCTCCTTCCTCCGCTGGGGCGCCGGCTGCGCCGGCACCTGCGCGCCGGGCTTCCTCGCCATTCGGAGCAGCCCCTGCGCGTCGCTCACCGTCTCGCGGAGCGACCTGTCGGCGAACTCGGCCATGCGGGACGCGGCATCACCCGCGCCCTGCACGCTGAACGACGCCTTGCGCCCGTCGTGGCCGGTATAGGAGACGCCTATCACGATACGTTGCCTCCGCTTGCGCCGTCCGAGTAGCCGAGCCGCTCCGCGATCTGCGCGATGCTCTCAAGCCCCGGATAGTCGTCGTCGCGCCTCTCCATGAAGTCCAGCATCCACTTGAACACCTGGTTGCGCATTTCCGTCGGGCCGAGCATCATCTTGTTCTGCATCTCCAGTATCTTGATCTCGCAGTCGAGTAGGTTCTTGCCCACGTCTGCGGTCATGCTGGCGATCTTGCCGTACACGTCAACCTTCGTAGTTACCATCTCGTCCTTCAGGTCGTTCAACGCGATCTGGCGGTCGCGCTCGATCCCGCTTACGGTGGTCGGCCACACTGTCGAGTTGTACGTCCCTGCGGACACCATCTTGGACTTCGCCTCCGCGAGAAGCGCGTCGAACTTGCGGTTGATCTCGTCGATGCGGGACTGCATCCAGTCTTCGGGAAGATCGCCGACGGCGTTCTTGTACTCCTCGATTGCCTTCTTGATCTCGTCCGTGACGAGCTTCGCAAGGGGCTTGAAATCATCCACGTTGAGCCCGGCGAACGCGTTGGCCTCGTCCTCCGTGCGGGAGAGCATGAGCGCGTAGAGGGCCACGAGCTCGTCGTACCGCTCATCGTTGATCTGCCGCCCCTCGTTGTACGCCCGTGTGAACTGCGCGATCATGTCCTTCAGGACGAGCTCGGTCTGCATACGCCGCCTCTTGAGGCGGATGCGGTTGTAGGCGTACCAGTACGGGCCGCCGTCCTGCACCGTCTGCGCCTGAGACGAACCGCTGTTGCTCGAGTTCCCGTCGGACGAGGACGTACCCCTTGAAGAACCGCTTGAACTGCCCTCGGACTCCGCGTGGTACGCCGTTGCGCTCAGTCCGTCTGACACGGATCTCGACGACGCGCTGTTCTCGCCGTCCGACGACGCGGCGGAATGACTTGATGCCGTGCCGCTCGTCGTGTTGTTAGCCGTCGCCACGCTCCGCCACGCCCCGCCGTGCCCGCCGCCGAGGACGGCGTCCACGTACCACCCGTTCGCGAGGTAGTAGGAGAGCATCGACTTGTGCATGGCGATGTTCTCGTCGGGGCGTCCCACGTACTCCCCGAAGTCCAGTTCGCACGTCTCCGTCTTGAACCACGCGGAGGCGTCCAGCACGTCCTCGGGGATGGGGTCGCGGTCGGTGATGTAGAGAAGCGGGTTGATTTTCTCGATGGTCATGAAGCCTCCTTACGCGACTAGCGCGAAATCGTAGAAACCGGCGTTCGTCGCACTGTTTGCCCGATTATGAAGAATCAGCTTGGTCCCCGTCGGGTTGACAGCCATGCCGCCAAGCCCAACCGTGACGGAGCTTCCGTTGAGCTCAAGCCCGGAAATCGTCTTGTGAGAATGCAAAACCGCAGTTGAAAAGTCCCACGGAACCGAAAGCACGAACTTGACCAGATGGGTTGTGGTGGAAAATATCACGCATTTTCCGTCCGGCGAGAACGTAAAGCAGCGCCATGCTTCCGAGGAAGAAAGACCTATTGCGGAATTGAAGTCGGTAAGCAAGAACTTGGTCAGAGAGATGAACACAGTATTTGCCTGCTGCGGCCAGGCGGATGGCATCTGCGCGCAATAAAGATAGCCAGATTCGAAGGACTTGTAGAAAAACTTTCGCCCGTCCGAAGAGAAGAAAAAGCATTGCGGCGCTTCGAGGATTCCCGAACCATACGTACTTAGCACTGTGACGTTGGTGCCTACATTGCTCAGGTTGTACGGTATCGACATCTCGCGCCAATAAAGGTAGTTGGAACTGTAGCAGTTATAAAATGAACCGCAGTCTGGCAGCGGAAATATGCCAAAGAACGAGCTGTAGAAGCCGGTCCGCGACGAAAACGAGTTGTTGATGTGCGAAAGCTCGAACGAGTGTCCATTCGAGAAACCGTACTCGTATGCGTGCCCCTGAAGCTGGGCGTTGACAAGTAGCGAATCATTGTCGGCGCCAAACGGCAGCATGTTGTAGCATCGCAGCGGAGATGTGTTATATGCACCAGCCGTGCTGTCAAAGATCTGGACGGAAGAAATGTAGTTGCCAAGATTCGACAGGTCAAAATCTGCCCACGCTCCAGCGCCTGACGGAATGGCCTGTTCCTGCACGTACTTGCGTCTTATGTTCGGAAGATAGACCATTAGCTCCACACCTCCGTAGCCCCCTCGCGCGCAAACTGAATCCACACGCCGAGCAGCAGCGCGTCCTTGGTCAACGGGCTTGACGGCGGACCGGCGTTGTTGCGCTTCACAACGAAATGCAGAAGGTTTCCGTCACCCGTTGTGCCGTCCGGTGAAAACGCCGCCGTTGCTACCGTGCGCTGGAGGTTGTTCACCTGCGAGATTGCGTCGGTCACGTCCGTAAACGTGGTCGGCGCGGTGCTAACCGCACCGCCGTCTGCCGTAGATATGCAGCCTATCGCCCACTTGACGTTGGTGTTCGCGGAAGCGGATGAGTCGTTCACAGTCCACAGGAACTTCGCCTTCATGGAACCCTTGTCCCAATCGTCCGGGAGAACGAGGTCGAACTCGCAGGACTCGTCGTACACCGTGCCGAACTTCACGGTGTCGCGCTTCGTGTTCGTGAACGCCACGGAGTCCGGAGTCGCCCCGTTCGATGCGCTGGGACACATCGCTGCGGCCGGGACGAAGATGGTATCGTAATGCGTGAGGGCAAGCACCTCCGGCGCAACGTCCTCGGCGGCCGCAGCCGCCACGCTTTTCCATGTTCCGTCCGCATTGAGGAACTTGTTCTCATCCGTTGTCGCCGGAGCGGGGACAAGCCCGTTCGCACCAGCGGCAGAGCCGTCGGTGCCAGTAAACGGCGACATTCCGGGCGGCGTGACAAACGTACCGTCTCCGCGAAGGAACTGCGACGTGCTGCCAGACAACTTCGGGCACAGTCCGTGCTTTGACGTGGAAGCGTCAAGGTCCGTGTTGTCATCGCCTTCCGCCAAGTCGTCGATCTTAAACGACGACAGCTTGCTGGTGATGTACGTCCAGAAGCGCGAGAGAAGGGACTTCTTCCATGTCGAATCTCCCTTCTTTATGACAACGGTATCTGAATCGCCAAGCGCCGCATTGGCTTCGGCAAGATTGCCGAAGTCGGCCATCCCGTCCAGTTTTGCCTTGTCTGACGCCGACATGAGGCCAGCGTCTGACTGCGTGGCCGCACCGGGAATTGCGTCACGGACGGCTTTCTCAGTCGGAATCTTGTCGTTGCTGGCGTTTGTCGAACTCGCAACGGATGTCGTGAGGGTCTTCCCTGCTTTCAGTTCGGAGCCGCTGCCCCATTGCGGTATAGCGTTCTCCGTGTGGCTGACCGGCATTGCGACCAGTCCGTCCATCGCGAGGCGAACCGCCTTTTCAGTTGCCAATGCCTCGTGCGATGCGTTTGCGGTGTTGCGTACCGACTGCTGCACGGACATTCCGCTGGTCAATTTGGTGTTCTCGTCCCAGAGAGGGACATTCCCCTCCACGGGCGTTTCGGGCGCACCAACTCCGGCAGCATTGTTGATCGCGTCACGCACGGCCTTTTCGGTCGGCACCTTCTCGTCGCTCGCGCTCTCCGCGTCGGCTATGCCAGCGGTGGAATTGACAACCGATGGTCCGCCCTCGACTTTTCCGTTCGAGTCCCACTTCGCAAGAGAACCTGCGGCGGGCGTTCCGCTTTTCTTCACGTCGCCCATTGCGTTGACTGCGGCGTGGACTGCGGCCGCAGTAGGCACCTGCGAGCCGGTGGAGTTGCCGTTCACGGTCTGCGTGAGTGTAAGCCCGTCCTTCAACTTCTTCTGCGTTGAGTCCCACTGCGGAATCTTGTCCTCGGTAGTGGAAGACGGGCCTTTCACGTCGCCGCTCGAACCTACGAGCTGCGCAACGGTCGCCTTGTGCACGTTGCCGCCCTGCACGATAAGAACCACGTCAGACGATGCGACCGTCTGCGCCGCAGTCTTCGCCGCGAGGAACGCGGCGAGCTTGCCGAGCACGTAGTCTTTCAGCGTGCCAAGCGCAACCTTCTTGCCGGCATTCGCCTGCACGACGAGCACAAGGTCGCTGTCGCCAAGCGTGCCGGCCGCGGACGCTCCCGAGAGCGTGAGGTTTGGCGTCACAGACATGTTTTCCTCTAGCCATGTCTTGAGCGCTGAGAAGGTAATCGTCTTGCGCGTGTCGGAGTCCTTGATCGCAAGCACCTCGTTGCCGTTCGGCTGCACGACCGCCGCACGCCCGAACGCCTCGTTCATGATTGCAGCCGTGAGCGTCGCAGCCGTGACGCGCTTCAACGCTCCGCCTTTCAGGATGTACACGAAATCGTCGCTCACGGACACGCCGCTCGCAGCCGCCAATGCGGCGATCTGCGCGAGAACGTAGTCCTTGACCTGCGCCGTTGTCGCGAACTTCGCGCTTCCGCCGTCGTCAACCGGGATTTTCTCGGCGCCCGTCACCGAATCGTCAGCCGTGGCTTCACTGATCTTCTTGTCGGCCATACTACCTCCTTATCCTTCCGCAGCCACGGTGGACTGCCGTGATCTTCGATACCGCCCATCTGCCAGACATGCTCCACAAGACGGCGGCGAACGAGTTGCAGCGTATGCGCGGACGCACGACGTGCTGCCAGCCGGGAACGACCGAATACGTGAACTTCGCCGCGCTGGACGGAGTTGAATCCCCGGCCACCCTGCCGACAAATGTCTTTGCCGCCTCGATGGCCTCGTCGGTCGTTCGCCCGACACATCCCGAAACGCTTACGCCTGAAGACGATGTGATGGACGTGTCCATTTCAAAGTCAAGCTCCGCGAGAAATGCGTTTTCGGTGTTGCCGGTCGTGTGCGTGATCGGCCCCATGGCGAGAGCGCTGATGATGTCCGTGCCGTCGTCGTCTGCCTGCCCCTCGTCCCAATAGCGCCAAACTTCGTCCGCGCAGATGAACACGACGCGGTTCATGCCGTCAAGCATGGCGAGTCCGCCAGCTACAGGACGTTTCTCCGCCGGATATTGCAAACGCCAGAGGGCTTTGTTCGCGATGTCGTAGAACCAGTCCGTAGCCGCGCCGGAGCCGTCTGTGCCGAAAACGTGGATGCCATTGCGCTCGGAGTCGAATACCAGCGTGGCCGCAGTCCAGCCGCGCACCACGTCCTCAAGGTGCTGCGTCATGGCGACGGGCGGTTCGCCCGCGACGAGAGCGTAAAGCCCCTTGTCGCTCCAGAACCAGAAGCGCAGCCCGTCCCAGCACCATGCGTCCCTGCTCACCATGCCGATATGGTCGCTTACCTGCGACATGGACTGCGTTATCTCTCCCGTGACGCGCCAGAGAGAGCGCTTGGTGGCGATGTAGAGCATTGAGTCGGCAATCGCCGCAAGCGCGGTTATGGCCTCTCCTTCGCGCCCTGCGAGCGCCACGTTGCCGGCTACTGCGCGTGAAACGTCCGCGATGTCGCCGCCGTAGTCGAAATCGTCAAGCGCGCCGAGACGGCTTGCATACCACATCGTTCCGCTCCCTACCACCATCCGGTCTCGATACCACGCACACGACGTAAAGGAGTCCGGCACGTTGCCCTTTGCCGCGCCGACGTTGAAGGTTTCGTGCTGGTTGAAAAGGGTTCCGCCGTCTGGCATGACGATCTTCGCGCCGATCTCTGAGAACACGATGTTGTCGCCGTTCGGCCACGTGATCTGCTCGCCGTTTGGCCAGAGCCAACGGTTGTTTGGCGGCAGCGTGGGCTGCGTGCCCGTGAACGCCTTTAGTCCAGGGCGCGTGCCGCCGCACTTGTTCCAGTTGTGCGGGGAACGGAACAGCACGTTCACGGACGCGGGAGTGTAGGAGCATCCGAGCCGGCTGGACGTGATGACGCTTGACTGTCCGCCGAACGGGAAGCGTATCTCCTTCCCGCCCAGCGGCTGTCTTGCCGACGCCTGCGCGGCGTTGCTGTAGGTTTCGGCGTCCATCATCACATCTGCGCAAATGACTTGAACTTTGCGAGGAAATCGTCCGCGAGCTGCTTGCTCACGGGGTCGGTGCAATCATCTGAATACGCCATGTACGCGGCGTAGTACACGAGGCAGTCCTCGTAGCGCGGATTGATGTCGATTTCCGCCGAGTCAGACACGGGCAGGGCAACGTAGTCAAGAAGGTTGGTGCCCACGTACCGCGTCTCCGGGCGCTCCTTGTGTAGGGCGCGGACGGCCATCTGGAGGTCCTTCTTGAGCTGTGCGTCCGTCCAGTGATAGTTGCCGTCCTCCGTGTCCTGGAGCAGCCGCCTAACCTTGTCTATGAGATCTATCGTAGTCATGTCTTGCCTCGGATAAGAGCGCCCGCCGCCGTACGGGAGGGGGTGTAAGGACGGCGACGGGCGCAAGTGTTATTTTGCCGTGCAGTTCGCGCAGTCCTCGGCGGTCACTACCGTGCCGTCGGAGAATGTACACGACCCGTCCTTGCACTCCGCCGTGACGGTCGAGCCGTCCTTCTTGGCGAGAGTGACCGTGCCGGTCTTCTTGTTGACAATCCAGTCCTTGAGCGTCGCCAGTCCTTCGGCTGCAAGCGACTCGATGATGCCGGCGGCTCCGGACGCCTTCGCGCCGCCCGTGCCGCGGTTCGTGATGCCGCCGCCCTGCGCGTAATTTGCCGTGATGTCAGGCTTCACGTCGGTGGTCGGCGTCTGCGTCGCGGTCTGCGCGAACGATTCTGTTCCGCTGGACTCCAGGCTCTGCGTCTGGGTGAACAGCTCGACGGCCGGAATGTCCTTTGTGCCCTCTGCGGTCACAATGCGGTTCGAGACGCTGGCATGAGTGGCTACCACGATGATGCAATCGTCAAACGTGTTGTTCATCGTGTTCGCCTTCGCCGGCTGCGCACTGTCTGTCGTGGCGCACCCCGTCACAAGCATCGCAAGCCCGAACGCCGCGATGATCGCAGCGCCCTTGCACTTGCGGGCGATCTTCCGGTCAGCCTTGGCGGTCTTGGCCTTGGCCTTATCCTTGCATTTGCTCGTCTTGCCCATGTCACACCTCACGCGAAAATCCTGTCGATGAACGCCTCTACGGTCTTGTCGGACACGTACTTGTCCACCACGGCGTCGCACCGGGCGTTCACCTCGTCCAGCTCGCCGGGGTCGATGCGCCCGTTGTCGGCGTAGCCGGTCAGGTAGACGCCGACCAGGTCGGACACGTCGTTTGCGACGCCGATCACCTTGGTTTTCGCCTCGTCCACCTCGACCTTGGCGAGGCTTTCGTTCGCGGCGTGGATTGCCGCCTTCAGCGTGTTCTTGGACACGTAGTGTTTCACGAACCACATGATGAGTGTTTTCATGGTTGTCTTCTCTTGTTGACTTGTTGTTCACAAACTACGCGGACGGCTTCAACCACACCCGAGGGTTTGCCTTTCACCGCCCGCGTTCCGACCACCCGGCCGAAATCAATTTTTCATGAACTGCTGCACCGCAGTCACTCCCATGGCGACCGCGCACCCGGCGATGAGCAGCTTCACCACGACCTTCACGACCCACCGGAACGTCTCGCCCCACTTCTCCTTCTCCGTCACGAGCCGCTTGTCGAACCCGTTCATCCGCTCGCCGAAGTCATGGCCGAGGTTGGTGACGGCTACGTTGATCGCGTGCATTTGAGCCGCACCGGCTTTGAACCCCTCCTGGGTCTCTGACCGCATCTTGCCGACGTCGCCCTCGACCTTGGTAAGTCGTTCGTCCATCTTGGCGACCTTTTCCTTCAGCTCGTTCTGTTGCGCCTTCAGGATGCAGCCTTCCTCGGAGTTCGCCATACACATGTCAGTTGCCCTCCAGCCGTTCGTCCAGCTTGTTGATGATGGCCTGGTAGATCGCCTTGACGGTCTGCAATGGAGACTTGTCGCGCTGCTCGACGAGCCAGTCGCGGAGCCGGTCGAGCCGCTCCGCGCGCGCCTCGGCGGACGTCGCGCGCTCGATCGCCGCGCGCCACTGTGCGTCAAGTTCCGCTATGCGCGCCTGCAACGGGTTGTTTTGGACGGCTCCGGAAATGCTGTGCAGCACGTTCGTGACCACCGCCGGCGCCAGCGTGTCCGGCCTGCCGTTTCGATACCAGGTCGTGACGACGGAGCCGGGCACGCTCGTGGTGTCGCGCGAGACGCAGATCCTCCGGTTCTCGAAGAAACGCTTTTGATACTTGTCGAACACCGTCCGCGTTGTCGGCGCAGAGACGCGGGGCGCGGCGTTCGTCAGCCCGGCGGCCTTGCGCGCGGCCATGTAGGCCGTCCGCGCCGCGATGTACTCGGCGCGAAGCCGCTCCAGCTCGTTCGTGTCCGCGCACGCGGCGAAGGTGGCCAATGCCGCGAAGATTGCGATTGATTTTTTCATTCAGACCTCCTGTTGCAAAGTTCAATCCCGTAGCCGAGGCCCCGCGGGATGCGGTTCGTCCAAACAGAGTTGTCGAACGAGTTGGTAGTAACGATTGTGTCAAATGGTATTTCGAGCAGGGGCGTGATATTTTGCGGTCCTGGCTCATTCCGCAACTCATCGGCCTTTTCCGGCTCCCTCTTCGACGCCTTGATCTTTTCGTAGATCCACTTCAAGAGTTCAATGTCGCGAGCCTCGCGCTCTACACAAACGCTGTTCAGCTTAAAGAACGCATCGCGCCAAAACGCGGCGTCGTTCATCGCCCGGGACGTCATAACGAGCATGAAGATGAAAAGCATCGCAGCCAAGAATAGTGGCAGCACTATTTTCATTGTCCCTCCGTCGGGTTTCCCTTATAGAAGCCCTGGTCGAAGTACATCACCTCACCAGAGACGTTGTTTGTCACAAATCCCGTAAATGGCGTGCGCCCGCCCACGGTGATCGTGAGGTCGCCGAAGTCAAACCCCTGCGGCCCGCCAAGCCTGTCGTTGGGCAAGTCCAAGCACGACCCGCCGCGTGCCCAGTCGGGACGCGTGACCGTGCCCTTGCGGCACCCCTGCCACGTGCGCCCGTTCACGGTCACGTTCGTTTTCGCGTTCCAGTCGGTCCAGTTGAACTTGTTCGTGGCGCATTTGCCGAACGTCTCGTACACCACGAAGCGGTTTGGAGCCATGGCGAGGTCCCAGTTGCACCACACCCATTGAGTGTCGGTATAGCCGTCCGTCTCCGTCTTGACGACGTAGAAGGTGAGGTTGGTGCGCGTGGTCTCGGGACGCACGACGAGGGCGAGCGCGAGCGCGTTTGTGGAGGCGCCGGACGCGGCCTGCTCCAGCCGCCGCACCTCGTTCGTCAACGCCGTGTGGGCCGCGTCCGCCATGTCCGCCGCAGACTCCGCAACGGCGTCCGCCGCGCGCACCTCCGCCGCGCTACCCACCGTGTCGCGGTCGTTGTAAATCTCGCCCGTCGGCTCGTGGCGCATCACCACGTCGCGCCGCCACGCGCGCTCCTCGATCGTTTCGGAAGTGTAGACGCGGTTGGTTGACGCCGCCGCGCCGAGCTGTCCCCACGCAACGGCAGGAGCGAGGGCGAGAAGCAGGAGCGCGCGCCTCATAGCGGCACCTCCATCCTCACGCGCCACCTCGTCGTGCGGTCAACGAAGAAGCCGCTCCCGGTCAGCGTGTTGGTGACGGTCGAGGTGTGGTTCGTCGCGTACTCCTCAATCCACACGTTGTCCCTCTCCGATCTCTCCACGCGGACCGTGCCGACCTTGCCGTGAAGGACGGCCCCGTCCACGGCGTATGTCATCTCCACGAACCGAGAGGTCATGCGGAAAGCCAGTATCTCCACGCCGCCGCTCTCCTCGATTTCAACAGGTGGAGGGTTATCCCCCACCCAGTACATGGCGAACGGGAAGTAGTTCGACGCCGGGGGCGCGACATACAGAGAGACGACGTTTGTACCGTTGACCGTGGCGCGGGAATCTACCTGCCATTCCGCTCCTAAGTGCTCCCACTCGTTTGATACTGTCTGTCGCACCCACAGCGGGGACGTGGGCGTGCCTCCCGTGTAGGAGTAGACAAGGGACGTCTGCTCCACGTCGTTCGTGGCGCGAGTGAACTCCGCCGACGTGACGGTTATGCCCTCGTCCGCCGAGAAGCGATTGAGGATGTTCTTCGAGCCCCCGTAGATGGTGGCGATGATCGCGGCGATTACGCATGTCCATCCGGCCCGGCGGAGGGAGCGCAGTTTCTCGCCCGTCTTGCACAGGAGCCCTGCCACGACGAACGCGCCGAGGGCGCACGCGAAGCCGACGGCGAACCATAGCACGAACCGCTCCATGTCACTCCACCTCCATCAGCACGCCGCCCACCCACGTCAGCGTCTTGTTCCCCAGCTCCACGGTGACGGACCTTCCGCCCGTCACTCCGTTTGGCAGGTCGAGAGTCGCGCCGTCCCCGCTCGGTGCGTCCGCCTCGCACTTGATCCACAGGAAGTACGTCGTGGCGGACGCGGGGTTTGGTATCGTCGCCGTGACGGAGTAGTACCCCGCGAACGTCTGCCCGGAATACTCCCGCTGCTCCGCGTGGTAGACTGGTGCCGTCACGTTCGCGTCGGCCAGCGCGGAGAAGTCCGTCCTCGGCCCGCCGATTGTCTCGCGGTGCAGCACCGTCGGCTTCATCGCGCCCAGGTTGATTGTGCAAACGTAGTCGATCTCGCAGACGAGCCGTGCCGCGCTCCGCTCCGTCCAGCGCGCGTCAACGATTGCGAGGATGTCGGAGTCCGTGAACACGACGAGCGGCGCGAACGAGTCCGAGAAGCCGGAGCGGTAAATCACCTCGTTGTTCACCATGAGGTTCTGCACCACGGCGTCGATGGAGTTGCTTACAGCCGTCGCCGTGTCCCGCGCGATCTGCGCCTTCTGCTCTGCTATCGCCACCTTCGCGGAGTTGGACGCCACGTTCTCGACGGACGCGATGCCGTCCACGTTGAGCGAGCCGTTTTGATCGACCATGAGCACGGTGTTTGTGGATTCCGTGTTGGGCGTGCCAAAGTCGATGACAGTTTCGCACCACGCCACGAACGGCACAGCGCACGCGAGGATTATGGTGATGCCGCGTATCATTGGTTGCCCTCCGCCGCAAGATTGACGTTCGTTGTAGCGGTCCAGTAGTACGCTCCACCGCTCATGTGCGGCGTCCACCATACCCCCAGCTTGTCGTCCCAAATACCCATCAGCGAGTGCTCGCGGATTGCGGCCGTCACGTCTGCTGGCGTCGCGTAGCCGCTCACGTCCGGGATGTCGTTCGTCAGCGCGACGCGGCCCACGAGGTTGGTAAAGCCGAAAGTGAACCTGCCGTTGTCAAGTAATGTCGCGTCCTGGCCTCCGGGGAACACCGTGCTCGGCGAGCCGGACGTGTTTTCGCCGTTGTAGTACCATCCTTCTCCTTCAAGCCCTAGATAACCCATCGCATTTGAATCGTACGTCAGATACCCACGCATTTCTCCGTCGGTCACTTCGCTGGGGAAAATTGAGGTGCCGTTTCGGAAAATGTTGCCTGTCTCGTGGTCAATCCACGCATCCGTCACCACCTCCCACACGCAACCTGTGGCGTCCGTCCACCGCGTCGGCGTGCCGTATGTCGCCGCGCGCGCAACCGCACCCGTGGACGCGAACGCGCCGAGCGAGGCGTCCGTCTCCGCCTTCGTGTAGGTGTTCGTCTTGTCCGCCTTGCCGCTGATGTCCTGGTGCTCCGTCAGTAGCCCGGACAGGTCCACGTTCGTCACGACGGACGGGTTCTGGTCGAGGTCGAGGTCGCCGAGCGGTGCAGTCTGAACTGTCGCGCCCATAAGCGGAAGGACTGCGCACACGGCAAGTACACGCATCGTCGCGCCAAGCGCGGCGCCCATCGTCTTTACGGCCTGGCGCAGCGCGTTCGGCGTGTTCGTGTTGATGACTTGGCCGGAGAGCGGGGCGTCGCCGCTCGCGCGGGCTTCCGCCTCTGCGGAAAGCGCGGAGTTGAACGCCTGCATCTGCCGCGCCCACTCGTCCATCTGGTCCGTCCATTCGTCTATCTGTTTCGGCCACTTGTCGAGGTCGTAGGGAACGTCGTCGCCAATGCGCTCCGGCCACAGCTCAACATCGTATTGGTCGCGGAAGTAGAGCGTCCGCGTATCGGTGGAGTTGCCCAGCACGAACAGGACAGGGACGTGTATCATGTGCCGCGCTGCGTTCACCATCCGCAAGGTGTTGAGGTTGAGCGTGCATGTGAGGTCACCGCTCTGCGTCGTGCCCCACTCGTCCGGCTCCTCGCCGTCCTCAAGCACTTCGGCGGGGCGCGGGAACACGGCGAGCGTCCGCATCGTCGTCAAGTCGATCACGCGGAGAGTAAGCCCCTCGTCGTTCCATTCCGCGCCGTCCTTTATCGTTACGGCGACATGCTCGCCGGCGGCGATGGTTCCCTTGAACTTCGCCGTCTTCCTGTCGGGGTTTGGTGTTATCAGAAGCGTAGTCATGTCACAGCACCTCGCTTGTGTCTATGAAGCGGCCTCCGGCCGGGACCTCGAACGACATCCGCAGCTCGCTCTTCGCGTTCTCGTAGTTCATGCGCTCGTCGGCGGCCTGTTGCGGGTCGCTCCACGGGCGTTTCTGCATCGCGAAGAGCCGGGAGAGGACGCCCGAGCATATCGCGTCGCCGTGCCGCTCGATGAAGCCGCGCGGGACCCTCTCGGAGTTCAGCGCGGGAATCTCCTCCTGGACCACCCGCGCAAAGACAGGCGCAAGGTGGATGTGCCTTTCCGCTAGTGGGACTGACGGCGGCGTTTCTCCGGGAACGGATGCCGGAACGATCATCCCGTCCGGCACGGGAGGAGAGGGCGGCGGGACCCAGCGCGGCGCGAGCGACAGCACGAGCGGCATTGAGCCGTGCGTGGAGTAGTCGATGCCGGGCCTAAGCCGCTGCACGCCGATGGCCACGGCGCGCACGCCGGTCACGACTTCTCCGATCATTGGCGGAAGCGCGTATTGCGAGCATCCGCCAGCGATCTCGACCATGCGTTCCGCCGTGAGGCATTTCGTCTCGCGGCAGAACTCGCGGTACACATCCTGTATCGTCTTGCGGATCATCACGTCGTCGCAGCCGGGAAGCCGGAAGACAATGTTCTCGGCAAGCTCGGAAATCATCTCGAATTCCGGCCTGTCCTGCTCTTGCTGGAACGAGTTCGCCATTGTCCTCCGACCTCCCTTGCCGTCAGACGTTCACAACGCCGCCCTGATCGCCGTCGAGCGCTGCCGCGACCTTTGCGGCCTCGTCCTCGGCTTGCTGGTCCGCAGTCTTCTCGGCGGCCTTGCCGTCGGGCTTGTCCTGGTTCTTCTTTGAAGAGCCGCGCTGCGTCTTGCCCTGGTTCTTCGGCTTGTCGCCGCCTTCGGGCTTGTCGCCGCCTTCGGGCTTGTCGCCGCCTTCGGGCTTGTCGCCGCCTTCGGGAAGAGCGATGTCGAAGGGCTTGGGCGTCCCGGTGTCCTTCTGCGTGTTGTCGGCCTTGACCTGCTCCTCAAGGTTCAGTTCACCCTCGCGGACATTCATCTTGAGCTTCGCGTCGAGCATCTGCTCAAGCGTGCCGGGCTTGACCTGTTTCGTGATCTGTTCGACAACTTCGTCTGCGGAAATGACGCCGCGCTCGATGGCCATGGCCACTTTCACGGTGATCTCCTTGAACTTGTAGTTTTCGGCGATCTCGCTCGTCCACGGGACAACGCTCTTGTTATCGACGTGGATGAAGTATCTCTCCGTGGTAATCATCTGGTGTCTCCTTCGGTTCGTCTCTTGGTATGGGTCCCCGCCCCAGCGAGACGATGGTCTGGGGCGGGGACACTTTTGGCGGTGAAGCGCGATTACGACACGGTGTTCACGCGAACGTGGTCAGCCGGGTTGAAGTCGCTCACGCCGTCCAGCGCCTCGTCGAAGTAGCCGGTCATCCAGTCGCCGGAAATGACGACCTTGACCACGCCCTTCGTGAAGCCGGCGCCGACCTTGACGGCGAGCTGCGCGTCCATCGACGGCGTGACGGTTGCCACCGTGCTGGCGACAACGCCGGCGTCGAACGGCTTGAACAGCTTTGCCGGCGCGCTCGGCGATGCCGTTGCCGACAGGCTTGCGATCTCCGTCGCAGAGCCGTTGGACGCGTCCTCCACGGTCTTGTACACCTTGACGGTGGACGCGGAGTTGACGTTCGTCAGCTGGACGAGCGCGATGTTGCGAGGGACGAACCCCTTGGGGAGCGTGCCGATCTCGTAATACTTGCTGGTGTCGAGTGCACCAGTCACGCCGAAGTCGATGCGGCGCTCGAACATGTAGGAGCGGACGTTCCACTGGAGGCCGCTGCCGAGGATGCTCTTGTCGTTGGAATGTGATCCCATTTTCTTGGTTCCTTTCGCTTTCGTTTTGCCGCCGGGGGCACACCCCGGCGGCACTTACGTCTTAGCCAAGGGCGATGACGGCGTAGCCCGAGAGCTCGGGGTAGCTGGCGAACCAGTCGTAGACACCCAGAGAGCGGTAGAACATGCCGTACTGGTCCTTGTCCTTGATGCTCTCGTCGATCGTGATCTCGTCCACGAACTCGAACGCCTGCGTGTTGAGGAACATGCAGAGGAAGCGCTTGGGAAGCGAGTTCCCCGCGTCCTCGGCCCACATGGGCATCTGGTTGCACCCGATGATGTTCGCTCCCGCGATGTCGCCGATGTACTTCAGGCCCTTGCGGAGCACGCTGAGCTGGTCGCCCATGCGGTCGGCGTACTTAAGCTCCGAGTTGATGAGGCGGTTCTGGATGCACGTGGGCACCACGACCTTGACCTCGCCCATCGAGCCGCCGGGCCACTCCTCCAGCGCGGCGACCATGTTGGTGATCGCCTCCGTGGCGGAAGCCGTGTGCAGTTTCGAGGCGCGGTTCGACGCGGCCTCGGAGTCCGTCTTGTAGATGTACAGGGGCGCGGTGGCCGTGCCCAGCTCGTACATGCCGGAGCGGATGCCGGCGGCGTTGCCGATGTTCGCCGAGTGCGACTTGAACGGTGCGTCCGCGAAGAACTCGAGGTCGCGGTCCTCCGTGAACTGCGCCTGCGCCTCCTTGTTCATCTTGGAGTCGAGGTTCTGCGGACAGAACAGGTCGTCCTCGATGCGGATGTGGAAGGCGATGTCGCGTTCGCGGTTGATCGTGAACACCTCGTCCTTGCCCTGGAGCTCCTGGTAGATGACGGGATCGCCCGGCTTGCGCTTCTTGGACTTCAAGAGCGGCATGACGGGGCGCCGGATCTGATAGCCCGAGTTGCGGAAACGCCCCTTGAAGTTGTGGGACGTGAGCTTGTCGATGAGGGACAGATCACGCGTCCGGCGACGGAACTCCGTCTCGAAGATGATCTGCTGCGTGCTGGGGAAGGCTGCCTGCTGCCCCGGCTGCTGACCGAAATGAGGCAAAATGTCTGCCATTTTCAATACTCCTTCCGGCTCCCGTCTGGCGAGAGACTACCGACGCGGGGATTCCTACCCCACGCGTCCCTCGTTGAGAGCCTTGTTGAGGCGGGCAGTAACTGTGCGGTAGGTGGCCATGTCGCCCCTGTCACGAGCATCCTCGGCGCTTTCAAGCTCCTTGAGGTATTCGTCGGTGGTGTACTTCTTCTGGCCGTCCGCGTCGTCGCTGCCCGGCTGTTGCGTTCCGCCGCCTGAGCTTCCGGGCTCTGGAGCGGCGGCGGCTCCGGAGCTTCCGGCAGGATTGTTGACGCCGATGCGGCGGTAGAACGACTCGACGAGCGAGTTGAAGCGCGCAACGTCGTGCGTCGCCATGATCGCGTCGTAGGTCTCCTTGTACTCGGCCTTGAACTGCGACCAGATGGCCGCCTTGTCCCCGCCGGGAGCAATGTCGTCGAAGAACTTGGCGTTGTCCCGGCCGATCTGACCGTAGAAGGTGCGCCTGTCGCGCTCCTTCATCTCGGCACGGAGCTTCTCCACCTCGTCCTTCTGCGCGGACTTGGCGCCCTCCAGCACCTGCGCCGCCGCGATTGCCGCAGTCTGCGCGTATGCCTTCGGAGTGTCGCCCAGCTGCTCGGGAGTCAGGTTGTCCACGACTTCGCCGGCCGCCTTGTTCGCGTTGAGGGTCCGAATCTCCTCGCGGAGCTTCTTCAGTTCCTCACCCTGCGCCTTCAGGCGTCCGGCAAGCACCTCGTTGGTGTGCCGCGACTTCTCCAGTTCCTTCGCGGTGTCGGCGTCCACGCCTTCGCCCGCTGCTGTTCCGCCCGCGAGGGCGGCTTCGACTTTTTCGTTCTCTGTCATCTTGCGTCTCTCTCCTTCAATAAGCCCGGAAAGCCCTTCCGGGAGTTTATTGCCGTCGTGACGAGGGGCAGACAATCCCAGTTCGCCCGGCGAATTTTTCCCTTCCGCAGTCTCACAGGACGCCCCCCGTTGCGGGTTCCGTCGTCCCGCCGTCCGGTGGCTTTCCGGCGGCGAGCTCCAGAGCGCGGTAGGCCGCGTCCCTGATCCTGCGGTAAGATGAAATCTGCGATGCCAGGTGGCACAGCCTCGTGGAGCGGTTCTCCGCGTCGCTCTCCACGAGCCCCACCTGTAGCGTGACGTTCTCCCCGATGAGGGCGTCCATCCACGCGATGAGCTCCTTCGTGCGCGTAACGTCGCCGCACGCCAGCATGACCTTCTTCGCGTCGTACTCCTCGGCTTCCATCAGCCCGTTCATGCCACGTTCCTCCTCTCCTCGACCGTGCCGGCGGGCGCGCCGCCCTGCTCGGCCGCTACCTGCTGCGGCTGGCCCTCGACGCGGGCGACGTTCGCCTGCTCGTCCGTGGGCGCGGCCTCCTCGACCTGCTGCGCCTGCGCCTGCGCCTGCGCGGCGGCCTGCGCGTCCATGAGCTGCTGGATGAACTCCATGCGCTCCTTCGACGGGATGATCCTGTCCGGGTTCACGCCGAGGCTGTCCAGCTCCGGCCGCAGGAGCTCGAAGAACGCCTCCACGGTGAGCGCGCGCGAGTAGACCGGGTGGTTCCCGAGCATCGTCGCGAACTGCGTGCGCCGCTGCGACTCCGCCTCGCGGAGAATCTTGCCCATGAGGCCGGACGGGTTGATCTCCACGTCGCCCTTGATGGACATGTCGTCCGACTCCAGCAGGTTGTAGACGTGCGTGTTCCGCACCACGGGTATGATCACGTTCAGCCCGAGGTCGCAGATGCACATGTTGATCACGCGGCACGCGGCCTCCGTCATCATCGCGAGGCCCGACGCGGTTCTCCCGGCGCCGGACAGCTGGCGCGACGAGCCGATCGTGTACTGCGGGATTCCGCTGTCGTCGTCCGCCATCTCGCTCGCCGCCTTCAGGAGCGCGAGCTGGCTCTGCGTGGTGTCGTCAACCTTGAGGACCGTTATCGGCGCGCCGCTCCCGCCGGGCGACTCCTTGAAGCCGAACATCTTGCCCGCGCGCACCGAGAGAGCCGGCGTCCCGTCGAGGGGCACGACCCGGTTCACCGCGTGGCACACGAACATGCCGTTCGACGAGAGCGCGCCGTTCAGGATGATGTTCTTCAGCGCGTTGTTCTGCTGGTTCTGCGCCGAGTAGAGTATGTCCGCGAGCGAATCGCCCCACCACGAGTCCGGCGACTCGTACAGGCACGCCTTCGTGATCGGCATCGTCATCCTGTCGTCGATTATCCGGCAGTAGACCACGTAGCCCGCGATCACGATCGCCTCGGTCTTGTAGTACCTGTGGTAGACCACCTTGCCGCCCTCGGGCGTCTTCAGGATGCCGAAGTTGATCAGCATCGAGCCGCGGACGGACGCGAAGCACCTGATTCCCTCGAGCGTGCAGTCCTCGCTCGTCACGAGCGAATTGTGCTCCATCTCGCGCCTCACGAGGTCGTAGGAGTCAAGCTCAAGCCTCACGCCGCCCTTCGGGTACTGCGAGAGGAGCGCGCGGACGGTCTTCCCCTGCCAGCCAGCCGGCCTGTTCTCAGTCTCGGCCTCCGCGTACTGCCAGAGCGCGTTCGCCGTGTAGCGCACCTTCATGCAGAACGTCCCGTCCGCCACGCCCTTGGCGTTCGGCGCCGGGTAGCAGTCCCACGGGTTCACGGCCTCGTACACGGGGCGCGCCGCGTACTCGCGCGTGTACTTCACGGCGCCGTCCATCCCGTCGATCTCCCTGCACTCGCACGTGGACTCCACGCGGGGCGACGGCCCGACCATCACGGCCGTCCCGTACTTGCAGATGAAACCGATGAGCTTGTTGAACTCCTCGACGAACTTGCCCTCCACGAGCTGGTCGTGTATCACCTGGTCCATCCGCTCGCACCGGACGCGCGCCCACTCCATCTCGCGCCGGCGCACCTCGTCGTGCATCTCCGACGCCCTCGTGAGTATCGACACGTAGAACGCGTCCATCGCCGCAGGGTCGTCCACGGGAAGCCCCCCGCGCTCCCGCACGAACGAGACGATCTCCTGCGCGATCTGTAAGACGATCTTCCTCTTCGCGGACATCGGTATGCTCGGCTTCGGCGTCGGCGAGAGCACGTAGGGCTTGTCGCCAGACTGCTTCACGATGTCCGCGAGCATCGCCCTGGCCGCGCGCATCTTCATCTTCGTCAGCGGGCGGTAGTTCCTCGGGCTTATCCCGCACGCCTTCAGCACGGCCTCCTGCTCAGGGGAGTACTTGAGCCCGTCCGCGCGGGCCGCGCGCTCCAGCATCGCGTCGATCCCGCTTATCCGCCTGTGCTGCGCGTTCGTCCTGAACTCGTCAATGAAGAACGACGCGAGGCGCGTCATCGCGGCGGTCGTCGGGACCGTCGCGGCTGGCGCCGGGTTGCCGGGAGAGGGGACCTGCTCCTTCGCCGGCTTCACGTCGAACGCATCTGGCACTTTCTCGGACATCGCCACTATTCTCGCTCCGCTTTATCCCCGCTTTATCGCCCGTTCTCGAACCTACAGGCACATCGCCTGCGTCGCGCCGTTCCCGCACAGGTTCTGCCACCTGCCGTCCCGCTCCCTGCGGTACTGCGAGAAGTCCACGCCGCCCATCGTGACGGCCACGATCGGGTATTGCAGCGAGTCATGTATGTGCGTGTAGAAGTTGTGCTTGTCCGGCCCCTCCGCGAACCTCGGCGTCCCGTCCACGTCGGACCGCTGCCGCTTGTAGCAGTAGTGCCCGTTGAATCCGGCTATCAGCATCTTGCACCGCGCGTCAACCTCAAGCCGGTGCTCGCGGAGCAGCTTCTCCACGGCGTCGCGCCGCGTGCGGAAGTCGTTGCTCCTGTCGGGGCACGCCTCCGTCGGTATGCCGCGCTTGTTGAGAAGCTCTATGCACGTGTCGCCGTAGGTCTGCATCCGCTGGTTGCCGGCCGGGTCGCAGTAGTTCATGATCGGAGGGCAGTTCATCGGATAGCCGAAGCGCTCCGTGAGCTTCGGTATCAGCATGGTGCTCACGAACGAGTCGAGCGTCATGTCCTCGGACGGCAGCTCGTCGAGGACGCGCACCACGCCGTCCGGCCCGATCTGTAGGAAAACCATCGCCGGCGTGAGCCCGAAGTCCGTGCCCAGTATCAGCGGCCACCCGCGCAGGAACTTCAGGTCCTTCTTCACGTGCACGAGAGGATTCCACGCCGTGTAGATCGGCTTGCCGTCAACGGACGTGCCGTACTCGTTCAGCACGAAGCGCTTGATGTCGTCCGGGTCCCCGCCGACCAGCATCTTGCGGTAGTACCCGAACCCGCCCTTGAGGTGCTTTATGTTCTCCGCAGGGCGGATGCCGAACCTCTTCGCGTTCTTCTCGTCGTTGTCGAGGAAGACCTCGCGCCCCGCCTCGTCAACCGTCCTGATGAGCCCCGGCGGCTGGATGAAGAAATACGTCCTCTCCGGCTTCTCGTCGATCTCCAGGCGGTGCATCCAGTTGGTCTCGTTCGGCGAGTTCGAGTCCACGATCGTCCCGAACGACAGGTACAGCGGCGGGTCGTCGTCGTTCGGCGGCTTCACCGGCTGCCAGCGCCCCACGCGCGAGTTCGCGAGCCAGATGCGCTTCCACGGAACCGTGTCGCCCTCGTTGATCCACGCCCCGCACGGCTCGAACGACTTCAGCGCCGCCTCGAACTCCTCCTGCGTCAGGTCGAACGGCACGAACACGTAGTCCGTCCGGCACCACGTCCCGTCCCTCCGCATCGACGGAACCTCCATCCGCCCCTCTATCGTCGGCTGCTGCCGCTCTATGTGGAAGCCGGGAAGCACCTCCCGCATCGTCTTGATCGTCGTGTTCCACATCTCCGGCTTCGTGTCGCGCCCTATCAGCCACTTCGACCACCGCACCGGATGCCGCCGCCCGTCAGGCATGACGCTGTTGTCGGGGTCCTTCGGGTCGTCGCCGAAGTCGAACGCCGGCTGGAACTCCGTCGTGAGCATCGTCTCCTTGCAGCACCCCACGCTCTTCCCGCTCCCCATCGGCCCGCGCACGATGCGGAACTCCGCAAGCCCCGGCGGAACCGCGTGGAACGCCCGGAACGTCGGCGACGGCACGTATCTGACCACCCTACCGTCAACCATCGGACCCGCCCTCGAGAGCCCTCACCACCGAGTCAACGTCAACGACCCCGCCCGAAGGGAAGGCGTTCTTCACCGCCTCCGTCCCGTACAGGTTCAGCTGCACGTTCGATATCTGGTACACCATCGGCGAGCCGCCACCCTCCTTCTTCGGCCCAGAACCCGCGCCGCCGTCGTCCCCGAACCGCTTCCGGTCAAGTCGCTCCAGCGTCTCCATCACCAGCTTCGCGTTCACCATGCACTTCCCCTTGTCGTCGCGGAGAAGCACCTTCAGCTTGTCCGTCGCAAGGTCCGCAACCTCGTCCATCTCACGGCTCCGCTCCTCGTTCCGCATCCGCTGAACGTACTCGTACACCGTCTTCGACTCCGGCCACAGGTCGTACGCGAGGTTCATGTCGTCCTTCCCGATCCCCGTCAGGTCGAGCGCAAGCTGGTAGCGCTTCGTCCGCGCGTACTCCACGAGCGTCCGCTTCACGAGGGCGATGTCAACCGGCGGCGCGTCAAGCCCCGCCCGCGCCAGCTTCCGCCTCGCCGTCGCCATACGGCGCTCCTCCGCAGAAACGCCGTCCTCGTCAAGCACGAGCCTCGCCCGCGCGTACAGCGCGTCCCACTCCGGGTCTATGTCAGACTTTCCTGCCATGCCCACATCTTAAGCCCGCTTTATCGCCGCTTTATCCACGACCGGACATCGGCATGCGCGGGGGCCCCACGCGTGTTCCACCACGCCCCGGCCGGCGCGCGCCTCTATTCCCCCATACCCGGTCGCCGACACGCTGCACCGACGCCGACGCCCGACGCCGCGCAACCTCCAATCGAGCGTCCGACCGACGGATGCGGGTACAACACCCGAACCAACCCGCCGGAAATCCCCAGCAAACGCCACGCGCGACCCTGCGCGACCCCGATTTCCGCAAGATTGTCACAACGACGAACCCGAAAACCGCCAGTCGAGCACCCGCGACGAGCCCTTGATCGACCCTCGCGCCGTCCGATGCGTTCAGGCATCCGACGATCCGCCGCCCGTCATACACGCAAGCGCGCGCGACCCTTCGGCATTCGCGCGACCCGGCCCCCGCCGCGCGAGGCGTTTTCGGCACGTGGAGCGAATTGTTGTTTTTTCCAACAGTCCGAAACATCCATTATCAATAGAGATCGAATCATGCCGTTGCGCCCCTGCGTAATCGTTTGCAACCGAAACGTCGAGCGCGCGTTTGCGCCGTCTGCAAATTGCAACGCAAACTGCAACCAAGGGACACACTCTTTAGAGTGTCCCTGTTGCAGTTGCAAGTTGCAAGGCGCATTTGCAACGGATTTTGCAACGGAAAACCGTTGCAGTTGCAAGTTGCAACATAGCGTAACACGCACGAAACCCCTGCAAACATTGAGCGAAACGCATGTTGAAAATTATTATATTTTTCATATTGACTCAATATCAAATATATGATAAACTGTCCGCGCAAGCCCAGAATAGGCGAGTGCCGAAATGGATTTGAGCCAATGAAATCAAGGGCGAAACGCCCGAAGGAGAAGAGACGATGAAGGTAGAAATCAACGATGAAGTGCAGACCATGACGATTGCGGAAGTGGTCGATCAGCTGAAGGCTTGCGGTGCGCTCGTAGTGGGCGACGGCGAGTATGTCGGCGAATGCCGCCTTGAGTGCGGATGCGACCTCGAGGTGGAAGTGTGCTCGTGCCTTGTCGGCGCAGACCACACGGAGACGTTCACCGAGCAGGACATCCGCGACTGGTTCGTCAATGCGGACTACTGCGCGTGGGCGCAGGACGAGGACGGCAACGACGTGTTGCTTTGCTTTGGCGCTTGCTGAAAGGAGGGACGAGCCATGATGAAAGTCAGAGACGTTAAAGGCGTGAAAGAATGGACGGCGGACATTGCGCGTAAGGCGCACCCTTACGCCAAGACGCTGAAAGCCGTCGATTGGTACTTCGCCTCCGGAGAAGACGATGTGAATGTCGAATGGTCTAGGGCGTTCAACGGATATTCCAACGACCATTTCACGCCGGCGTCGCTTGCCGAATTCTACCATGCCGCGAAGGTTGAAATCTCCGGCAACTTCACGATCACGATTTACGACAACTGAAAGGAGAACAGGACTATGAAACTCGCAATCATCGTAACGACCGCATTCTGGACGGCTGTGGCCGTCTGGGGATTCTGGGGATGGTTCGGAGCCATGTGCGCCGGAGCCGTCGCGTGGGCGATAGCGGAAAGGAGGGTTTGAGCCATGGACGCAAGACACTACACGCTTTCCGAACTGGCGGACATCGACATTGACTTGTGGGTTAACGCCATGGGCGAACTCGCCGACAGGCACGGCGACGAGATAGACGGATTCAAGGACGATAGGAACAACTGCCCTGCGGAATACGAAGCGGAATTCGTGCAATTCGCCGAGGATAAAGGAATCCACTTTGACGAGCATGGGCACATCTTAAATGCCGCCGTGATCGTCATCCGACATCCAGAGCGCAAAGTCACCGTCATGACAAATGACGGAGGTGTGTCGTGAAGCGCGCGTATCTCGCTTTCCGCGAATGGGCGATGCAGGACGCAGGGCTTACGCCCTGCCCTGCCGCCGTCCGTTGCGCCGTCCTTCTCGCCGTCAACGTGGCGTTGATGGGCGTTGCGCTTGCGTCCGTCGCCTTTGCCGTCGGACTTGTTTGCAGGATCATCGGAATCAACTGAAAGGAACACCGAGATGAACGCGAACGACCACAGGATAACATGGTGCCTCAATTGGGGCGAGGATGCAATCAGCGGATGGAGCGCATGCTACTGCGTCAGCCCCGATCAGGAACGCGAACGGCGCGAACTGCGCGACGGGACGAGTGACGTCCTCTATCGCCTTTACCTTCACCACAAGACTGGCAAGGGATGGTATCTTGCCTTTGGCATTGACTACCTTCCGAACCACGAGCGCGTGACGCAATGGCATGAGAGCGTAGCGGACTGTTGGCGCGAAATGCTAACCCTCGGCGTGTCCGAGACCACCATGAAACGCATTGAGTACGACATCTGCGGCGAGAACACCTACGCAGACCGCGCACCGAGGATGTTGGAGTATTTCGGCGAACTGTGCCGCGCACAGGCTGAGAACCCCGACGAGCCGAGAATCTGACGAAGCCGAAACGGCGGATTCGTCCGCCGTCCGCGCGGCCTGATCGACCACGCGCTGAGAAGGCAGATCGACAACGACAACAATAAACAGGAGAAGTGAAGATGAAGAACGAAAAGCGCAAGTGTTCCCAGTGCGGGAGCGAAGTTGACATCCGGCAGACGGCACACGCCACATGGGCAGAATGCCCCAACTGCGGACTGTCCGAATGTGTTGAGATCGACGGAGAGGAGGTTTGATTATGTTCATCGACGAAATCCGAGCCCTCGACGAAAACGCCGCAAAGGCTATGGCGAAAGAGGCGATTGAAATCAAAGGCCACATGGTTTACCTTGCAGACCTCGGAGAATACTTCGGGTACAGTGCGCTCGTGTTCGCGGACGGACGGCACATCTACCATGCCAACGACTACGCCTTGCACCACGGAAGCCAGAAGGACGATTTGGAATACCTGCGGAAGTGGTACGTTGAATCCATGAAGCAGAAACTCTTCACGGAGGAAGAACTGCGGACGCCATCGGACGATTATGCCGAACGCGAGGCGAAGGAGCATTACCTGCACAACTACTATCCGATGAAGCGCGAATACCAGACTATCTTTTGCAAGCCGGAAGAAGCCAAGGAATGGTACAAGCGCGACAAGGAACATGCGGTATATTCCGAAATCGCGTTCGCCTACTTCAAGCCGTGTGACGCAATGTTTGTTGCGCACTTGAATGGACTGTACGAGGCGTTCAGGGCTTGCAACAATCCCCTGCGGGACTACGAACACGCGAAAGCGGCGTTCGAGCATGAAATGTGGAATCACGAATACGCGATCAACTGGCAAGGCGACTGGGACGTTATCAGTTGCTTTGCGAAGGTTGCCTACAAGGGCGACGGCACGGAGATCGACCAGACCGGATGGACGGACGAAATCAAGCGCGCATACCGCGACGCCGCCAGTAAAGTCTTGAAGTCATGGAAGTACTGAACCGCAAACGCCCATGCCGTCAGCAACGACGGCATGGGCAGAAAGGAATCATCCGATGAACTACCTTGAAGAACTCCAGAGACAGGCGCATGAGGCGATGCGCGAGGCGCGCGTTGCTGAAATGCTCAGCACCATGTTCAACCTTGAGGCGCAATTCGGCGAGAGGCGCGACGATACCCTGCGCCGTGTGCGCAAGATGTTTCCAACGCTCACCAATGCGGCAGAAGAGGCGCACGACTACGGACGCGCCTACGAGCGTCTGCACGCCTACTGCCGTCTCCACGACCTCTACTGAAAGGAGCAATCAATGGTAATGTCGCTTGCAGAATTCCTTGAACGGCTTGAAGCCGATCCGTTTGACCCGAAACTGTTTGAACTCGTCAAGGACGGATTTAACGTCGTTGCCGGAAAACCCGAACCGAAGGAGAACGCGCCATGCAACTCTTGAAATGCAAAGCCGGACAACTTCTTGCCGAGATCGACGGCGCATATTGGATATTCACGCCGACGCATGGGAAACTCTTTTACGGCGCAGACCGTGAAAAAGCCACCGCCGCGTGGCGGTGGTATGTCAACAACGCAATGAGAGGAGAATGAAAATGACGGCAGACGAGTATTTCAATATCGCCCTTCCAACGCGCGAGGACTTCAGGACGTGGACGAAATCCATGTTCGCGCGCGCGGACGAGCTGAACGCACGACTTGAGCGCAAGTACCCGCATCTTTACGGCGCGAAAAGGTACAAAGGAGAATTTAGTCTGGAGGACGCAGCCGACATTGTTCGAGCTTCCGCCGCCGGACGTGCAGAAGCAACCGCGCCAACCGCAAACCGAGGCGAAGAAGATCGCGAACGTGACAATCGCCAAGAGCTTGTCCGAGGCGTTGCAAAGCGCATCGCCCGGACTGTGCATTATCTGCAACGATTGGCCGGACTTCGACCCGAGCGACAGGCGGTATTTCACGCCAGACAGCGAAAAGTACATCGAGGCCGAACGACTGCCGCCGGACTGGCTTGCGCTTGTCGGAAAGACTGTCTGCGCAGACCGCACGACTGTCGGGACGATTGCGGACTTGCTGGAGGAATTGCCGCCGGACGTGGCGAAGGAATGGCGCGAACTCTACGCGAAGAGCGACGAAGATGATTCCGCGTTGTTCGCGTTCGAGGAGGCGCACCGCATCAGGTGGTACGGCGAAGGATATTATCTTGACAGCGAAAACTAGGAGAACGAACCATGAAAAAACGCTACTACGTTGAAACCCATCTCGGCACGTTCGACACATGGGCAACGTCCCCGAAGAAGGCAATCGCCAACGTCCGCTTCCGCTTGTTCGGCGGTCGGTGCGGAGTGTCCACAATATACTGGAAAGCATGGGAGGCGTGACATGGAATGGCTAGAGGAGGAGAAAGGCTACTGCGGAACGTGCCGCCGTTGCTCCGGCGTTGACGAATCGACCGACACCTGCGAATGCGAGATCGACGATCCGCACAGGGACTGGCGTTACCGCAACAACGAGAAGTGCCCCAACTGGATAGGAGACTGAGAGACAATGACAGGACTGAACGAACAACTGGAACTCGTGTTGGAGTGCTACCGCAAGGTCGCGTCCGCCAAGAACTTCTGGACGGCATACCGCCACGCCGCAGGGGAGGGCGGCGTGGCGACGCCGGAACTGCCGCAGTTTGCTCCGCTCATGGCGGAGATCAAGCGCACGGCGGATGAACTCACACTCAAGATAGAGGAACGCCGTCGGCGGTTCGACGCCGTGCCCGTCCTGCAAGCACTCTTGCGTTTCAAGGACGGCACGACGCGCAAGGTCGCCGTGTCGAAGCCGTCGGGCGAGATCGAGGAGCCGTACATCGGCGAGATGTTCCACGACGCGCTCGTGAAGCAGGGAGTTGTCGCCTCGCTCGAGAACTACCCGATTCTGGTCGTGGACAAGCGCAGGCGCATCGTCGGGGAAATCAAAAAGGCGTAAATTTGATGTTGCGCCAACATCGGACGGTTTGGTATACTCCAGACCGTCCTTTTTCATGCAGGAGACGAAATGGCATACATAAGAAAATTCAAGACAGCCGCAGAACTGTCTGCGTTTCGCAGTCAGATCGCGAAGAGCCGAAAGAACAACAGAGGCGGACGGAAGCCAGGCTCGCCGAACAAAAACCCAGCCGTGCATGAGCCGGTGCGAACGCTCACAGTGAGACAATCCGATTACGACGTGATCGTCAAGTGTGCGTTCACGGCAGAAAAAACGATTGTGAACTTCATGCACCTCGTTGCCGAGGGATTGAAGAAGCGCAACCCGCAGATTTTTGGCGAGGACGCTCCGACGATCAAGGCGTAGAGAATTAGCCGAGCCTGTCTATCGAGGCGAAGAGCGCATCCAAGGCGTTCTTCGCCTCTTTGCTTTTCGCCTTAACCTCGCCTGCATCGACTGTCGCCTTGGGAGGCGCAAGCCCGATGAGGCTGTCCGCCGTGCATCCGAAGAATTCGCACAGGCGCATGATATTGTCGATTGACGGCTCGGTGTCGCCACGCTCCCATCCGCCGTAGCCCACGTCCGTCAGCCGGAAATGGCGAGCCATGTCCCTCTGCGTGAGGTTCTTCGCCTTGCGCAGCTCTTTCAGTCGTTCCGCCAGTTTGTTATTGTGCTTCATTGTGTAAACTCTTATAGCAGTATTCATGAATAGGATCAAGTTCAAACCCGCAAGCAAGAATGCCTTTTGCCAGTTCCGAACAAAACCATTGAATGGTATTAATCAAGGCGTCCAACTTCTGTCCGTGAGGTTTTCTATTAACATCCCAGATTCTTTCCGGTGGACATGCATAGAATTTTATCATTGGATTGTTTGGCAAAGTATCGTCAAGAAGGTTGAAAGGCAATTTGTCACTAAGCCCAATATGTTTTGCATAATCAAGATCGTCAATCCACATTATGGCAGTATCTGTTTGACGCCATTTGCTTCTGGCATCAATACTATCAGCAAAATAATCACAATAGATTTGGACAAGAGGCGAGAGTATCGGAATGTTCTTTACGAGGAGATCATCATATTCAACGCCGGCTTTTAGTTTGAAATTCCCACAATTTATATCAACCGTTGTTTGCCCCTTTTTGCAAGTTGCCGAGACTCGACCATGTACCTTGTTGCTCCAGTATTCTTTTCCTGTCACAACAATATAACGCATGGGAAGTTCACAAAGATACGATACAATTGCCCTTGCAATCACAGCAGGTGTGCGGAAAAAATATTTTACGCGTAAAGCATCTATACACCGCAAGAACAATCTGGATGGAGATAACACCACTTCGCTCATGGTACATCTTTGCTCCATTCATAGTCGCCATGCCTTTCACGATGTGATGGACAGGTGAAATCTTCTGGTGTGAGTTTTAGCCGCTCCGACATTTCTCCTTCTTCAACCATCATCTTGCAGAGGCCATAGCCGGTATGTTTCGGTATCGCAACGCCACCGAATTTTCCGACATTCGGACGAAACCGAATGAAGTCTATACATGTAAGACACCTTGGATCACTTGTTTTCATGGTGTATATTATAACAAATCCCTATTATGGCTTGTGGGAAAAATATAAAAAAATATTATTTTCCCTATTGCGGGTACAACGAACCCGTGGTATAATATACGCCCGAAAGCCCCCATCAGGGCGAAGAAAGGAAGAACGGAAATGAGTGACAGAATGCCATATTACGCCATTGATAAAGTGGCGGCAACCATAAGCCTTGATGCAAAGGCGCGGGTAAAGTGGGAAAATCGCGCCTCACAAAAAGGCGAGAAAGTGACAACGTACATCGCTAAGTTTCTTGAAAGCGAGGTACGTGACGATCCGTTTACGCTTGCCGACAAGCAAAGGGCGGATGCCTACATGGAAGCTAACGAGGCAAAGCGCACGGCGCGTAAAACAAAGAAAGGAGTAAAGTAATATGAAACGAGTTGCTATTGTAGTCAGCGATGAGACCATAGAACTTGAACTTGATGCTACGGCATATGTCAAGTGGGAGAACAGAGCGCAAGCGGCGAGAATACCCCTCGCCCTACTGCTCTCTCTTTTTTTGACAGCGGAGGTACAACGAACCTAACCACCACCCGTTCGGGGGCTAATTTTTTTGACGTATCGGGTACAACGTACCCTCGGAGAAAGGCTACCAATGACAACAGAGACGAAACAGCTGATGAACTACGCGAATGTCATTCTCGGACATCCCGAGGATGACGGCGGCGCACGGTCGTGTGCAACGTTCGAGCCGGACGGCATCGACTTCGACATTCGCTTCATGGTTCAACCAAACGAACACGAGAGGTTCTGCCTCAACCGCCTGTTCAAGGATTGCGGATTCACGGAAATGCGCCTCTCAAAAAACGGAACCGCGAAGATCTACCGCGTCAACAACCACCAAAGGACAACTGAACGATGAGCAACGAGAACGAAAGCATCCTGCAAGTCCCGATTTCTGAAGAGGCTAAAGCTGCGCTTCAGGAACGTGCCACGGCAAACGGTCGCGCAATGGGACGCGAAGCGCAGCAGATTCTAAACAAGACGCTCTTGAAGAAAGCGCCGGAGTCGAAATGACAAAAGCCGACATTGCCATAGGTACGCGCTTCGGACACCTCGTTGTAATCGGTGAGGGCGTTCCGCTCCTAAATAATCGGAACGGACGGAACGACTACTTTGAAAGCACAGTTGTAGTAAAGTGCGATTGCGGCAATGAAAGGACAATTGCGATTCACAGGTTGAAATGCCGTTTGTCGTGTGGTCGTAAGTGCCCATATTGCTTTGAAAGCATAACAAGGCATGGTGAAAGTTCGACAAGGCTCTACAAAATCCTAATCAACATGCGCCAACGGTGCGGAAACCCAAAGAACCCGCACTATGCCGAATACGGCGGACGCGGAATAACAATTTGTGACGAATGGATTAGCGATTTTGCCGCGTTCCGTGAATGGGCGTTGTCGAACGGCTATAACGACTCGCTTACGATTGACCGTATCGACCCTAATGGCAACTACGAGCCGTCCAATTGCAGGTGGCTTTCGCTTTCAAAACAACAATCCAACAGACGGTCTTGCATAATGCTGTCGATGAACGGCAAGAAACAGACACTTGCGGCATGGGCGCGAGAACTTGGAATGGACCCAATGGGACTCAAAAACCGAATCCGTAGAGGCTGGTCGGTTGAAAAGGCACTAACAACGCCCAAAAGAGGCTAGAGGCAAATGGGTGATCACTTCATGAGCAGGGAATGGCTTTGCGGGAGGCTTCGCGTCTCACTGCGCCAGAGCTATAGCCTTGTGAAATCGGGATATGGCTCATGCGTTTCGTATAACGCCATCCTCTCGCTCGTGAATAGGTCGCGCCGTAACATCGTGGAGCCGTTCAAGTGCGTCCCGTCCGACATCATGACGGCTGACGAACTCGCCGCCACGCCGGAACTCGCGGAAAGCGGACTAACGTCGCACATGATTCTCGTATTCACGCGCCGCGAAAATCCGAACAACCGTCCACCATATATTCGGGCGAACAAGCAGACAACCCGGTTCGTCAAGTCGCTGTTCCTTCAATGGCTTGCCGACCGCGCGCGCAATGCAGAGAAGACCGGAAGGAGGCGTTTCGTATGACGCAGGAGATCGAGAACCGCGTCGTGGCGTTCGTCCGCGTGATCGCGAACCGATGCCACACATGCCTGCGCCGCATGGAAGAGAACTGCGCGCATTGCGACTCCAAGACGGCGACGAGGCTCCTGAAGGACATTGAACTCGACATCGCCGTGCCGCAGAAGGACTACTCGCTCTTCGCGCGCATGCAGCTGATAGCCGAGGCGCTGGGGCGAGCGTCCGCGCCGCTCCTCTCGTCGCAGATCGACCTCGGCGGACTCTGCTCTAACCAGTTGAAGCAATGGACGCTCAAGCGCATGATGCGGATCGGCGTGATCGGGCGCCGCCGCGCGTTCAGGACGGGGAGCGGATATTGCGTTTACAAGTATTTCCTCAAGAAGGAATCAAAGGAGACGAAACCATGAAAAACAAAACACCATCGCCGGAGCCGGTAAAGATACTGTGCATTTCGGCGGAAAACTTCAAGGCCCTGAAGGCCTTCTACTGCGAGCCGAAGCCCGAGGGGCTTACGGTCATCGGAGGCGACAACGGCGCGGGAAAGACCTCGTGCCTGGACGTGATCGCCTACGCGCTCGGCGGCGCGAAGTACCGCCCGTCGAACCCGAAGCGTGACGGCGCAATCGGCGACACGACGCTCCACGTCGAGCTGTCGAACGGCCTCGTCGTTGAGCGCAAGGGCAAGAACCTGTCGCTCACCGTCACTGACAAGGACGGGGCTCGGCACGGGCAGGAGCTTCTCGACTCGTTCATCAGCGAGATCGCCATCGACCTTCCGAAGTTCTACAACGCGTCCGCGAAGGAGAAGGCGCACATGATCCTTGCGACGCTCGGCATCGAGGAGAAGCTCGCCGAACTCGCCAAGCGCGAGAAGGAGAAGTACGACACCCGCACCATGGTGGGCAGGGAGGCAGACAAGAAGCAGCAAGCGGCCGAGGACATGCCTTGGCACGAGGACGCGCCTGAAAAGAAACTGGCCGTCAAGGAACTCATCGACCAGCAGCAGGAAATCCTGGCCCGCAACGGAATCAAGGAGGAGCACCGCCGAAACTACGAGGCCAACAAGTCAGAGCTTGATCGCGTTTCTGCCGAGCTTGACCGCTTGCGCAAGCGCCAAAAGGACTTGCAGGATGCAGTCAAGGCGGCTGAATCCGAGGACTTCACCCTTGAATCCACCGCCGAGCTTGAGAGCCAGATAGCCGACTTCGAGGAGATCAACCGCAAGGTCGCCGAGAACGCCGAGCGCACCCGCAGGCTCGAAGAGGCCGACGCGCTCTGCGACCAGAAGGACACGCTCACCAAGGAGATCGAGGAGATCAGGGACGAGCGCATGGCGCTCCTGAAGGACGCCGACTTCCCGCTCGAAGGCCTCTCCGTCGCAGACAACGGCGAACTCGTCTACAACGGCAAGGCGTGGGACTGCATGAGCGGTTCGCAGCAGCTGATCGTCTCGTGCGCCATCGCGTCGAAGATCAAGCCGTCGTGCCGTTTCGTGCGCATGGACAAGCTGGAACAGCTCGACCTCTCGACGCTCGCCGCGTTCGACGAGTGGCTCCGTGGACAGGACTTGCAGTGCATCGCCACGCGCGTCTCGACCGGGAGCGAGTGCACGCTCATCATCGAGGACGGAGAGGTCAAGGAAGGCGAGAAGCCGCTTGTCCTCGCGCCCCGCAAGAAGACAGTTGAAAAGCCGTCTGACGAATCTCTCTCAGACAGCGACTACTAACCCCCAAAGAGGAAAAGACAATGACGAAAGAAGAAGCCGCCGCCATGTTCAGCGGCAAGCCAGTTGCGCCCAAGAACCCCGAAGGTGGAGCCATTGAGCGCGAAGTCCACGGATACGTTGTTGACAAGGAAACCACCGAGAAGCTCGTCAACGCCGTGTTCAAGAGCGACCCGCAGGTCGCGTACGCGGACACCATCGCCCTGTTCGCGACGATTCGCAAGGGAGACATCGACCCGAAGGTTTGCGCCTCGTTCGGCCACGCCGTCAATCTTGCGAAGGTGTTCGACGTGAACAGCATGTCGATCTTCCTGCACGGAATGTGCTTCACCCGCGAGGGCTACGTCGTGGCCACGCTCGACATCGGACCGCGCGGGTTTTCGCTCGGGCTCCGTGAAAAGCACCTCCACCCGTTCGACGGCGGTTATTCCGACTCGAACGTGGTCATGACCGCGAAGGAGATCGCGAAGCAGCTCGACGAGGAGATCAAGGCCGTCGCGAAGAGGCTGTTGCCCCTGTACCTCCCGCAGTCGCCGGATGAGGTCGCTTCCGCGATCCTCGCCGCCATCGAATCCCTGCCAAAGGAGGATTGACGCCATGGCATTGAACATCATCAGCGGCAAGACCAAGCCGAAAGGCCTGCGCGTCGTGATCTACGGAGTGCACGGCATCGGCAAGACCACGCTTGCAGCGAATCTTCCGGGAGCGCTCTTCCTCGACTTCGAGGACGGCACGCACGGTCTTGAGGTTGACAAGCTCGCCGCGAGCGACCTCCCCAATTCCTACGACGGGATGAAGGGACTGATCGCGGAACTCAAGCGCGACCATCAGGGCTACGAAAGGCTCGTGATCGACACGGCTGACAAGTTCGAGCAGAAGCTTGCGGAGAAGCTCGCCGAGGACAAGAAGGTTGAGGACATCTTCGCCGTGAACGACTACGGGCGCACCATTGCCGTCCACAAGGCGGGAATGGCGTCCGTCCTTGACCGGCTCACGGGGCTTGCGAAGACGGGCATGGACGTGGTTATCCTCGCCCATGAGACCACTCGCAAGGTTGAGCCTCTGGAGAACCGCGACGCGACTGGAACCTACGACCACCACGAGCTGAAGCTGTCGAAGACGGTTTCGCCGCTCTTCATGGAGTGGGCCGATGTCGTGATCTTCTGCGCCTACAAGACGTTCCTCGTCAGCGGCGAGAAGAAATCCGACAAGGCCCATGTCGAAGGCGGCAAGCGCTGGTGCTACTCGTCCTATTCCAACGACTGGGACGCAAAGACGCGGACCGGAATCGACCTCCCGGACGACTGTTCGCTCGACAAGATGGTTGATGTTCTTCCCAAGGCCCTTGCCGCAGCGGTCGATAGGAACGCGATCGTTCCGCCCTCGAAGAAGGAAGAGGCGATGGAGAAGGCAAAGGCCACGCTCGCGAACAAGCGCGCCGCCGCAAGCACGCCCAAGGCCGAGCCGAAGTCTGAGCCGAAAGCTGAGCCGAAAGCCAAGCAGGAGGAGCGCGAAGCCGTGGCGAACCTGCGGCGCCTCGCCTCGAACTACGAGGTGACGGCCGACCAGATCATGGAGTATCTCCACGCCAACCCGAAGGTGAAGGAGCGTTTCGGCTCGCTTGACGGCGTGACGTTCTCGGAACTACCGGACGTGATCGTGTCGTGGCTCGTAAAGGGCATCGAGAAGGTCGCGGAGAAGATCAAGAACAAGTAAGAAAGGAACAGGAAAATGTCTACTGATAACGGTGCAATCGGCTGGGACGATGAAGTCTCCGCCTCGGACGCTGACGAGAGCCAGCAGGAGAACGAGTTCGTCGTCCTGCCCAAGGGGACGTACCCCTGCACGGTGATGAAGATCGAGCGCGGCTCGTTCAAGGGCTCCGCGAAACTCCCGCCATGCAACAAGGTGAAGCTCGGCATCATCATCGACGGCGGCGAGCTCGGGCGCGGTTGGGCTGACCACAACTTCTACATGCACAGGTCCACGCTCTGGAAAATTTACCAGTTCATGGAGGCCGTCGGACTTCGCCAAAAGGGGGACACCACCGCGTCCACGATTCCGTGGTCGAAGGTCGAGAAAGGTATGACCTGCCGTTGCACGGTCCACCCCCGCGAGTGGGACGGGAAGGACTACAACGAAGTTGACAAGTGGCTTCCCCCGGAGCAGGACGCGGCCTCTGCCGGAGACGAACCCGACGATTCGGAATACTGATGCAACTCCGCCCATACCAGAACGAGGCCGTCGCCTCGGTCGAGGCCGAGTTCGCGCGCGGCGTCCGCTCCACGCTCATCGTCCTCGCTACGGGATGCGGAAAGACGATTGTCTTCTCGCACCTCGCCGCGATGGAGGTGCGGCGTGGCGGCCGCGTGCTCATCCTCGCCCACCGTGGCGAACTGCTGACGCAGGCCATCGACAAGCTGAAAGCCGCGACCGGCATAGAGGCCGGGCTTGAAAAGGCCGAGGAGACTTCCGACGTGGCGTTCGACGAGATCCCGTACACGGTCGTCGTCGGTTCCGTCCAGTCCATGAAGTCTCAGAAGCGGTTGAAGCGGTTCGCGCCGGACGAGTTCACGCTCATCGTGATCGACGAGTGCCACCACGCGCTCACGGGAACGTACCGCGCCGTGATCGACCACTTCCCAAAGGCCAGGCTCCTCGGCGTGACGGCCACGCCCGACCGTGGGGACCTGCGCGACCTGTCGGAGGTGTTCGAGACGATTGCGTACGAGTATTCAATCGTTGACGCGATCAAAGGCGGGTATCTCTCGCCGATATACGTCCAGACCGTGCCGCTCCGCATCGACCTGTCAGGCGTCGCCGTCCAGTCCGGCGACTTCCAGGCGGCGTCTCTCGGCTCCGCACTCGACCCGTATCTGCGGCAGATTTGCCGCGAAATAAAGGAACGCTGCCATGACAGAAAGACCATCATCTTTACTCCGCTTATCGCCACTTCAAAGAAGATTCTTGGAATCTTTGCTGAAGAAGGTTTATCCAACGTTCGTGAAGTCAACGGGGAATCCGAAGATCGAAAAGAGACTCTGGAGTGGTTCGCTCATGCGCCGAAAGGATGTGTGCTACTCAATTCTATGCTCCTTACGGAAGGGTATGACGAGCCGTCTTGCGATTGTATTGTTGTTCTCAGGGCAACGAAGGTTCGTGCGCTGTTTGTCCAAATGGTTGGTCGCGGAACGCGTCTTTGCGACAAGAAGAGCAACCTCCTTCTTCTTGACTTCCTATGGCTGACGGCATCGCACGACCTGTGCCGTCCCGCGTGCCTGCTGACAAACAACGCGGAAGTCTGCGAAACGATAACGAAGAAACAGGAGTCGAAGGGATGCGCCGACCTCGAACTCTCCGCAGAGACGCTTGAAGGCGCGGAGTCCGAGACGCAGAAGAGGCGCGAGGACGCGCTTGCGAAGCGCCTGCGCGAACAGGCGAGAAAGAAAGGCGAGCTGTTCGACGCCATGCGCTTCGCGCAGCTCACGGGAGTGACGGAGCTCGCGTCCGCCCCCACGACGTTGCAGGAGAACGACCGACCCACGATGGAGATCGTTGACCGCCTTGAACGCCTCGGCTTCGCGTGCCCCGGTTCGCAGACCGCAGCCGAGCAGTTGTTGACGGCATATCAACACCGTGTAGATAAGGGCCTGTCCACGCACAAGCAGATCAGGCTCCTGTCCTCTCGAGGGTTCCGCAACGTCGATCAATGGCCGTTCCAGGCGGCGAAGAAGATGATCGACAAGATAGCCGCTTCTGGATGGAAGGTCCCGAAGTACATCAGGCCGGAGACATACGTGCCATGAGCGAATATTCCGACTTCGGAATGGTGGAGCAGAAGCTCCGCGATGGAATGTACGAGGGCAATATGCACGCGTGCCTGCGCAACGTCGGGCGCATCGCCGGAGGTTGCCTCGCGGCCGGACGCCTCACGCAGGCCGAGATTGACGCTCTCGGAGACATCGCCGTGTCGCTCTCTCTCAACAAGGCAGAGGGGCGGCGCAAGTGGGAGCAGTCCGTCCAGTTCGGAAGCAGGCAGCCGCTTGAACGGAGCGTAGTCGCGCACGCGTCGCCGGATGCGTCGAACGCCATCGGCTGGGACGAGGTGGTGAGCCCGGACGAGTACAGGATAGTTGACACCAACTGGCTTGAGACGGAGGTTGTCCGCGAGCCGGACAAGTGGAGTCCGTGCGCGCAGCTCCGCGAATACCTGTCGGCGCTCTTCGAGCCGGACGAGTTCGTGGCCTACTGCACGGACCCGTTCGAGAGGGACGGGAAGTACACCCCGACGCAGGGCACGTACCACAAGACCGTCTCGGAGATATTGAAGTCCCTGAAGAAGAACTCGCGGACGGGGTTCGAGGAGGCCGTCGGGACGCCCAACGAGAAGTGCGGCGCGTGGATCGTGATAAACCCCGTGGACGGCAAGGGGCGCAAGGACGAGAACGTGACGGACTTCCGCTACGCGCTCATCGAGTCCGACAGCAAGCCTGTTGATGAGCAAGTCGCCATTTATAAGAAACTTGAACTGCCGTGCGTCTGCATCGTCCATTCCGGCGGGAAGTCCGCCCACGCCATCGTCCGCGTGAACGCCCCGACCATCGAGGAGTACCGCAAGCGCGTGAATTTCCTCTACGAGGTCTGCGCCAACAACGGCCTGCCCGTGGACAAGCAGAACCGCAACCCCTCGCGCTATTCGCGTATGCCCGGCGTCATGCGCGACGGCAAGAAGCAGTTCATCATCGAGCGCAACTGCGGCAAGGCGTCGTGGGAGGAATGGGAGGAGTGGATAAAGGACCTCAACGACGATCTCCCGGACTTCGAGCCGCTCACGGAGGACGATCTGCACAACCCGCCGCCGCTCGCCTCGGAACTGATCTCCGGCATACTCCGCGTGAATCACAAGCTCTGCATTGTCGGCCCGTCCAAGGCCGGAAAGTCGTTCCTCCTCATCGAACTCGCTATAGCCGTGGCCGAGGGCACGGAATGGCTCGGGCGCCAATGCAGGCAGGGGCGCGTACTCTACATAAACCTTGAGCTCGACAAAAACTCTTGCACGCGCAGGTTCGTGGACGTGTACGCCGCCCTCGGGATAAAGCCGTCGCATTACTCGTTCATCGACAGGTGGAACCTTCGCGGCCGCACCATGCCGCTCGACAAGCTCACGCCGAAGCTCATCCGCAGGGCGGCGAAAAGAGGCTACGAGCTCGTGATCATCGACCCGATCTACAAGGTACTTACGGGCGACGAGAACAGCGCGAGCGAAATGGCCGCGTTCTGCAACCTCTTCGACCGCATATCCAAGGACTGCGGATGCGCCGTGGTGTACTGCCACCACCATTCCAAAGGCAGTCAGGGCGACAAGCGGTCGATGGACCGCGCGTCGGGCTCCGGCGTGTTCGCCAGAGACCCGGACGCCATGATCGACCTTCTTCCGCTCGACGCGGACGCCGCGCGCGCCGTGTTGCAGAACAGGATGGAGTGCGACGCCATCATGAACGCCGTCAACGAGCTGCCGGAATGGAAGGACGCGCTCTACGACATATCGGAGGACGACAAGATCGCTGCCAACAGGTTCGAGGGCGCGCTCCTAGACCTCTTGGGCGAGGGGAGCAAGATGGACGAAATCCGCAAGGCGCGGGAGACCGCAACGCGCGCGTGCGAGTCCATAACCGGCTGGCGCGCGTCGTTCACGCTGCGCGAGTTCGCGACCCCGAAACCGCAGAACTTCTGGTTCTCGTACCCGCGCCACCTAACCGATGATGAGAACTACCTTGCGGATGCGCTGCCGGAGGGCGAGAACGTCGGCGTGCCAAGCCGCCGGTCGCGCACGAAGAAGGACAAGCAGCCGAAGCAGGACAAGCTGACGGCTTTCAAGCAGATCGTCGAATGCGATCCGTCGCGCGAGTGGACCGTCCGCAAGGCCATGGAACATTTCGGCGTAACGCACCAATGTATCTACAAGTGGTGTAAAAGACTCGGCTGGACGATCAGCAAGGGAGCGATATGTATGCCAAAACAGGAGGAAACTGACGATGACTGCCCACTCTGACATAAAGCTGTTCCTTCGCCTGGAGCCGGACATCCCGAAGCTCACGCACCAACACGGAATCAAGGTACGCGTCGTGAACGGCCACGCGCAGGTGTACAAGACGCCGGAGCTCCGCGCGCTTGAGGCGAAGTACATGTCCTTCCTCAAGGGATATGCCCCCGCCGAGCCGTGGAACTGTCCAATCCGCCTCACAACGGAGTGGATATTCCGCAAGCCGAAGGGCGCGAAGGGAATCTTCAAGACCACGAAGCCGGACTTGACGAACATGATAAAGACCTTCGAGGACTGCATGACGCGCTGCGGCTTCTGGAGGGACGATGCGCTCATCGTCTCGCATTACCCGACAAAGCTGTGGACGGAGGAATCGGAGCCGCACGGCATCTTCATCCACATCCAGGACTGCTCCCCGTTCAACAAATGAGCGCAGAACCAGACATTTCACGCCGCTGCAAGGACTGCGCAGACACGACGCACACCGTGTGCTGTTTCGTGTTCGGCAAGTACTGGCGCAACAAGTCCCGAAACGGGCATGGATGCTCGCATCCGCTCGACGACGTGGCAGATGCGTGGGCCAAGGACGGATGGAAGCCGGGAGACGCGCCGAGGGCCAAGCTGGAGCTGCCGATGGACGAGAAGAAGCAGAAGGCCGTCATGCAGGCGGCGAAGTTGCAGCAGGGAAACCTTTTCTCGCCGAACGAGAAGCCGGCCGAACCGCCGCCTCTGTCGGACGAGGACTATTGAGAAACAAAAAAAGGAGACGAAACAGATGAAAGACGTTGACCCACACGGGTGCCTGCTCGGCACCCAGAAACTGAGGTTGGAGAACTCGATGCTCCGCCGCAAGCTGCGCGACGCGTGGACGGCTATCTGGGCGCTCGTCGCCGTCGTGCTGATCCAGTGCGGAATCATCCTGTACATTGCCGGAGGTGCGCGATGAACATTGGCAAAGTAATGGAGCACTACGACCACGCCCGCGCGAAGCACCCGTACTTCTGCGATATTATTTGTCGTGACAAAACACAGTTCGACGGCGCAAGTTTTCTCCTTGACGACTATCGACAGCGCATCAAGTGTTCCATCGACAGCAAAACCCTCTGCTGGAGTGATTTGTTGGGTTGCGAAACGTATGAGGCGTTAGTCGAAATCGGGAACGGCAAAACCTCCGCCGCAGTCGAGGAGTGCTACGATGCAATCGCCGTCCTCCTGCGCGTGATCGACGTGCTGGAAGGCCGCCAGCCGCTTGGCAATCCAGAAAGAGGTGATCTATGTCACGAGAACTGAAACAGGAGACGTATGAGGACATCGCGGCGATCTCTGCGTTTATTCGCCGCAATGCCTTCATCTACGGCACCGACCTCGCCGACCGACTGGACGCGGCGTGGAAGCGCCAGATGTCGCAGTCGTGGCACCACCGCGAAATGGAAGAGCTGATTGCGAGGCACGAGATGGAAGTCGCAGAGCTGAAAAAGCAAGCCGGCAACGCGGCTGCGATGCACGCTGCGCTGTGGCAGATAAAGCAGATGGGCATTGAACTTCGCAACATCATACCGCACCTCGACAAGAATTGGGAGGAGTGCCTAAAGGCATCTATCCGCATCTATCAGACAGCGGAACGGGCCCTCTTGGAGCCGCCGCGCAACTGCGACATCCACCCGAAACGCGACGAGGCAAGCAAGGCGTTTCAAGAAACTGTTTTGACGGAGCGCGAGAGAGAGCGGGCGAAGAAATACCCGCTTGCTGTCATGGACTGGTTCATCGACTGGCTTCTCGCAACTACTTGTAACCCCTAGAAAGGAAACCCATGAAACTCAACATCGAAGTTGACAGCGAGTCATTTGAGAAGACCATCCAGGACGGAATGGAAAATCTCAGCAAGGAGGAACTTGGTTCGATAATCAAGGAGGTTATCTACCAGGCGTTCACAAGATGCAGCATTTTCAGCGACATGCTCGTGAAGACGGAAAAGGTTGGATGGAGTTCTACCGAGAGAACAACCCTTGGTCCGCTGGCCGAGGCTGCGATAAAGTCAATAGACATGGAAACGGCCCTTGCTCCGTTCAAGGAGAAGATGGTCAATGCTCTTATCGAGAATCATCGTGAGATCATCGAATCCATGATTCTTCGGTGCATGATCGAGAAAATAACCTACGACGACCATTTCCGGCGTGCGCTTGAAGATTCGATTAGGATGATCATGACGAGGGAGGCGAACCGTGGCTGATCTTATCCAATGGCCGCGCGCCCAGTATTGGGACAAGCCGTGGAACCCGATAGTCGGGTGCCGTCCATGCTCCCCGGCATGTGACAACTGCTATGCGAGGACTGCGACCGTTGACCGTTTCGGCCAGTCGTTCGATCCGCACAAGACGAAGAAGGTAAGCCCGCCGAGTTCCGGCGTGGTGTTCGCCGGAAACATGACGGACTTGTTCGGAGAATGGCGCACATGCGGCGACATGGCAAGAGACATAAACATCGCACTCACGCAGCGGTCGGTCACGTTCCTGTGGTGCACAAAACGCCCCAGGCGAATGAACGCGGCTGTCAGATACGTAGCGGTTGACGAGAAGATGGGCGCGTTGCTTGGCAATCACTACTTCGGCTTCACCGCTGAAAACCAGGAGTGGTACGATGCGCGATGCCTGGACATGGCGTTGACGAACGCAGCGCAGGGCGTCAACTACTGGCTGTCAGCCGAGCCTCTTCTTGGCCCGATTGACTTGAACCGTGGCGTGCGCGGCATACCGCCGTTCAACTGGGTTGCCGTCGGCTGCGAGTCCGGCCCGAAACGCCGTCCGTGCCGGATCGAATGGATCGAGAGCATTGTCTATCAATGCCGCTCGGCCAACGTCCCAGTTTTCGTGAAGCAGCTCGATCTCAACGGCAAGTGCGAACGCGACATAACGAAGTTCCCGAAGCACCTTCAAATCCGTCAAGTGCCGTGGTCGGCGGAGGTGGCCCGTGCATAGCTTAAATGCGAACGATTGCGCCGTCCTCCGGCTCGTCCTCACGGGCAAGTGGTACGACATGATCGCCTCCGGCCACAAGAGCGAGGAATACCGCGACCTGTCGG